CATGAGAACTGTCTTGCCGAAATTATCCACAGCATTCACCTCGGCATGCTGCTCTCCCGCTAGGTACCTGACGATGTCGATATGGCCTCCCTGTGCTGCATGCATGAGAGCTGTCCAGCCGCCATTAGTCACAGCATTCACATCAGCATGCTGCTCTCCCGCTAGGTACCTGACGATGTCGATATGGCCTTTCTGTGCTGCATGCATGAGAACTGTCCAGCCGAAATTATCCACAGCATTCACCTCGGCATGCTGCTCTCCCGCTAGGTACCTGACGATGTCGATATGGCCTCCCTGTGCTGCATGCATGAGAGCTGTCTTGCCGAAATTATCCACAGCATTCACTTCGGCATGCTGCTCCTCCACCACGTGCCTGACGATGTCGGTATAGCCTTGCTCTGATGCCATCATGAGATTGAGTTCTTTAAGTGTTCCTCCCTTCTGTCGTTTTGAACGCGATCGTCTAAATCTTTTAATGGTCTTTTTGTTCTTTGGTTTCTTGTGTTTTCGTGTCGCCATTACTAACTATATATACTATAACTATATATTCGTGACATAAAAAATAGAAAATGTTAGTTAATTAGTTAATAGGTTACATGAATAATTTATTTTTGTTTTTTGTTAAGCGTGTATGTAATATGTTTGTTACATCATGGGGTAGTCGCAATCAGGAATACATACATCGAGATGATACTTTTCCATGTCTGGAGGAGTGGTGATTGGGGATGGTGGGCGATACTGATATGCAGATAGGTCGTTGTCGTTCATGATGTGTTTGTTTGCAACAGGGTTAGATGGTCTGTTGGCACTTGAGTTGGGCATGCATGATAATACGTTTGTATTTTCATTAAGAATTTCATTGTCTCTTTTAAAACGTTCAATCTCGCGACCGAGCGTGTCATAATACTCGTCCGAGCATCCAAAATCGGAAACCTGATGGAGAACAGGGCGACACATGTCATCATCAAATGGAAGTTTGACGCGACATAATTCATCGTATCTGCTGCGCATATCGAAGTTTTTTGCACGCAACTCCGTCAAATGTTGTTCACATGGTGTCCGGTGATGCATGTAAGGTCTGGCATGTAGAGCTTCGTCGCGCTGCATGCGCACGCGTGCGAGTTCTAATTCAATAGAATGCACATAATCGGTTGAGACTAACCCAAATGCATCATCGTCGTTCTCCTCTTCCATTTCTAGGTTAACTACTTCCAACTTATCTTGAATGGGCATTACCGAACTGCGTGATTTTTTAATAGGTTCAGTAGAGGGTTCCATGCCGTAGCCCCATGGCGTTGAGGTAGGAACACAAGACATCATTTCTGTAGAATGTCCCATGGTGTCTATTTGACGAACTATATCGTCATGCTCGCGTTTCTGGTTACGGTGCACGGCTTGTAGGTAAGAGTCTGTGGGTTTTTCTTGTGTTTCTTCTTTGTTATCTTTTTCTTTGGTTTCTTCTTTGTTGTTTTGTTCGGGGTCATACCACCCATCAGTGCTGACCCCATCATACTTGCGGTGTAGGTTCTTCATAAGGAACCAGAACACATGTTGATTTCTGGAATACTGTAGTTTCACAGTCTCACCGTTAGCGATTTTTTCCATTTGTTCAGCACCTTGACCGAAAGGATACATGCTTTCAAAGAAGACATGTGCACGATTATACTTTTCGTTGTGTGGAACAAGTTCAACGTGACGAACGCTTCCAATCTTCTTACGATAGAAGGTCTGGGCGATCATCTCGGGGGTGATGTTTTTGTAAACACAAGGGATGTAAAGTGCGAATTCTGACATGGTTGTAGTAGTAGTAATCTGATTACTGGTAACGGTTGTTATATGCAACAAGTCATCTTGTCAAGTAGGTTTCAATTCTTATTAGGCATGTCTAGATATGTGGATGGAGTGAAATAAAATATGACCTATATGGGGGCATATTTTATAGTTTAGTATTTTTTGTTTTACAATATTGGGTTACTTTCCACCAGATCAACTTATGTATTTCTTCAATATTGGAGGCAGTTCGTGACCGAATGCTAGCATATAAAGCAACGTGATTGAGCCGATCATTAAACTCCTAGTTTCAGCCATTTGATTGCTGACTCCCATCGCGTAAACCATAATAAGGTATACCACCGCGCTAATTATGGCAGAATGAAGTAGCATCATAAGTCCACGTTCCATAGTTATACTATATAGTGTTCCTAAAATATATTGAATAGCCAATATCAAGATCGACAACCTATCTAAAAGACATTTTTACGCATAGTGTCTGGCTCAATAGTAGATTGTTGCCATGGGCCTACATTGCCACGTGGGTTAGCGTCTTCGGAACGAAGTTGTAAGTTGGCATTTCTTAGAGGAGCCATGTTTTCGGATGCACCAGCATGGTGACCCGCTGTTAATAGACCATCATTGTTAACGTTGGCTGCATTAGGAGAAAACTCTGTAGGTGCGCTCTTGGGAAGTAAGTCTGCTGGGTTCTGTTCAGAAGGACCTTGCATAGAAGGTGCGACTGGTGCAAAACTTCCATCACCTCCACCAAGAACCTCATTCTGTGTGGAGTCAGAACCGTTTCCGTAGGCAGCGGCTTGAGAGCCTAAGTTGGCATGACCTTCTCCACCTCCTAAGTGTTTATCGGTAAAATAGTCAGAAAATGAACTGACAGTATAAGCAACCAAGAGTAATACAATAATGGCTCCTAGGCCATAGTCTGACATGAGTTTCTTGAAACTTTGCATTATATAAATTAGTAACATAAAATTTACATGATACACACATAATGTCTATCCATCCAATATCTATCGGATATATACCCTAAATTAATTAGGCGAGTCTAAATTATCATCGAATGTTTGAATTGTAGAATGGGTGCCAATAACAGATGTATCTTGACCAGCATTATCTTCATTCAACGCTGATTCGATATTTATATCAGATGTTGGGATCGTTGTAGTCTGCATCAAAGGATTCGGTAGAGAATCGCTAAAGATGTCTCCAAAATTAACCAACGATTCTCCATTTTTATTGAAAACCAAATCTTGTAATTTTGCATTAGTATCCATAACATATGTTTGAAGACGGATAAGATGTTTTCTAATTTCATCTATATCATTTGTTAGCGCGATTGTTGTATTTGAAGATGATTGTATAGATTCTTTACTTTCGAGTTTTGATTGCGAGGTTCTTTCTAAAGCATCTAATCTAGAAACAATAGAGGTGAATACCTCAGTATCAACAATATACTTATCAGACGTATTTGAATGAAACTCTTGGATGTCGTTAATAACTCCACTTGTTGTTTCTGCAAACAAATCCAAATTATTTAGTCGTTCACTGATACGATTAATTGCTTGCGGTAAAGATAGTTTTGCAACAGGATGTGGCATTTGATTCGTGGAGGGGACTATTGGGTGGCCTGAAACTCCTTGTTCTGGGGTGTTTCCTGGAACTGTTATGTTTCCTGCCGCACGTTTTGTCCTAGCAGATGCTAATGACCTTGATGAACTCATATAATGTATTCATTGATATCTGTTTATACTCAATTACTTGAAATTATCTATATATATATTCAGAATGGTTGGATTGAAGAATAGTGTATTCATTAAATAAATATATATCGATACCATATATGACTGACTCTATAGATAGTTCAAACTTCATAGGAGGTTCAAAAGAAGGGTTTGTAGCACATGTCTTCAACTTCGATGAAGATTCTAAAATAGAGATGATGAATATCGTACAATATACTTTAGTTGGAGTGATTCCGGTAATCCTCCTTAATAAGACCATGCAGAAATATGTTCCAGAGGCAGACGATGAAAAGGGAAGTGCTGAACTTTTAGCAGAAATAGCAATTCAACTAATTGTTATGTTTATCGGTATTTTACTTACTCATCGCATTGTCACATTTGTTCCTACATATAGCACTGTCAAATACGAAAAGGTTTCAATTGTACAGATTGTTTTAGCGGTTCTTATGATCACATTAAGTCTCCAGACTAAATTAGGAGAAAAGGTAAGCATAGTGTTTGACCGGGTTTCCGAAGCGATCATGGGCAAGTCTCGTGAAGGAATGGAAAACGAGGAAAAGGAAAAGAAGGCAGCAGCCCAACAGCAACAGGGTATGCAAAACATGAGAACTGCTCCAGGGACTGACGGATTTAGTTTACCTCAACAACCTGGAACAACAAGCATAAGTAGTATAGCACCCCAGGGTATGCAGAACATGCGTGAATCCATGGAGACACAACAACCCCAAGCCGGTGGCATGACTGATAACTTTGTCGGAGGAGGAATTGAGGCGTTCTCTGGATTCTAAATATTAAAATGTAAGCCAATACGCATTCAAATGTGTATAGATGTATCCATGTATTTCATGTATACATCTCTCTAGTGAGTATATATATACCTATTATCTAATGAGCGATGATGATGACGACTTAAACATTGAACTACTCGAAAGGGCTGCAGAAAATGAAGACAATGCACATATTCTTAATCTCACTGCAGATGCAGTGGCTGAAGCCAAAACAAGCATTTTACAAGATATGGTGAACGATAGCGACGTTCGACAAGACATGATGGAAAAACTCAAAGGGTATGTGTACATTGACGAAATCCATGAGGTGCGCAGTGGCACTTATATCAGATGGCTAAATGTGGAGGATGATGACAATATCACATTAGCAAAGGGAGGAATATTCTGTGACGTACGATTCTCTGACTATGGAGCGGTACTGCGATGCAAGACTTTTCGAAACCGTTATTACGAAGTAAAAATGGATAGCGTGATATTGTTTCGGAAACTAACTCCACAAGAACGCGTGCTTATGTGTGCACTCACGTACTTAAACACCTAACTCTTGTGATTTTGCACGAGATGCTTCTTTCATTCGCTTTTTTCGAGATTTCCTAGTCTTACGAGCCTTCTTTTCCTTTTGCATAGAAACAGATTGAGTACGTTTCCTACATTTGAATGTTCCGCGCTTAATCTTCTTTCGGTTAAATATAGTTCGCGTACATATACCGATTGCACGACCCTCCGTTTGATCCTTTTTTCCCACCTTTTTTATGCATCCGCATAGTTTGGTAGCCATCAATACTTCTGCGGTTCGTCTTATCTCTTTATTTGTTCTGGGAATAACCTCATTGTAATACTTTAGGATGTTTTTATAGTCATCTAGAGAGAGATCGGTATATTCCATATTTGACTAATAATATAATATGCGATTAACAATGTTACTATACAGTACTATTTTATTCATGTCTAGTGGATGTTTACTCGTATCGAATAATCTCTGTACATATTATGCTAAAATCTCATAAGACTTCGCGACATATACTACCCAAATTAGATAAAAATAGGGTAGTAGTATTTGATTTAGACGAAACATTGGGACACTTTCACTTAATCCGGCTTATATGGGAATCTATACATGAGTTTATCAATTATAACAATATCCCGTACATGATGAACCAACGAGACTTTAATGATTTATTTGATGTATTTCCAAAAATGCTTCGACCAGAAATCATATCTATCCTTGGGTTTTTAAAAGAAGAAAAAGATAAAGGTGTATGTAGTGGAATCATGGTATATACTAATAACAAATATCCCAAAGAATGGGTGAACCTAGTTATTCAATATATTGAATACAAGGTAGGACATGCATTATTTGATAATATCGTACTAGCATTCAAAATGAATGGGAGAGTACAACAAATGGAGAGAACAAGTAACGATAAAAAAATAGACGACTTTGTAGCGTGCTGTAGACTGCCACAAAATGTTGAAATATGCTATTTTGATAATTCAGAATATTCAGGAATGCTAACTGATAATGTATACTATCTCAAGGTACGACCATACTATCACCCATTTACAAAATTATTCATTGTTCAACAGATTGAAAACTCTTCTATATGGAGACGTGTATTATGCACATCACAAGAACGACATATACAAACATTCATACAATTTTTCATCAAAAACCTTCATAAGAATAAATATTACTTCGATAAAAAAACATTTCTAGACTATGAAATTGATAAAGTAACATCCAAACGAATCCGCACTCATCTAATTGGCTTTTTTAATAGGTAATACAAACCATTTACACACATAATATCCATATATACTATATATTCATATTCAGAACATGTCGTCAATACAAGATGTTGTATGTGGGGTTATGATGGAAACAACAGGCGATGAAAATCGTATTCTTATGGGAATGCGTAGGGACGAAAATAATGTATGGGAGTTTCCAGGAGGAAAAAAAAATACAGGAGAGACACTAGAGGATTGCTTAAGGCGTGAATGGAAAGAGGAATTAAACCTAGATATTTCTATCGGACGTCTCATTCATAATAGAATATTTAACGGATTTAATTGCCATTTTTTCATTGGACATATATGCAATCTAAGCACCATGCGAATGATAGTTCACGACCAAGTAGGATTATTCTCATTGGCTGCGGCGCGCACACTCAAAATATTTGAAGGAGATGACGTAGTACTTGACGCAATACAATTAGAAGATATATCTGCGAATTTGTTATCTTCAACTAAAGTACAGTCAATCAGACACCGACATGAGTCAAATACCTGTATCTAAAATAAATCATGTTACAAATGAACGCATATATGACAGAGTTCAATCATCTGCACCATTGCGACCATATTATCAACCACGTGCTCAACAAACTAAATATACCAAATTCGCGACACATAGTGAACCTGTTGTCAGTGCTGTTCCACTTTTGATTCCACCTGCTTACTCTCCTTCAAAAGTATTCTATCCAGCAAATCGTGCAGCACCTTGGTCTGGATTCGCAAATAATATCGACATTGAATCCGATATGCGAAACCAATTTTATGGTATGCAACGGTGCGCACAAGCAACTTATGTACCCGACAGCGGAAGCGACCTTTACTCATTACAATCATTCGCCCTTCCTGACCATCCAAATGCTCAAAAACACAATCTATTGTTCAAGAAACCTGAACATGCACTATTTAACCCTAATCCAACAAACACCTCTACGGCTACATTTAACAACTCTACTCGACACGAAATGCTAGGAATAGATACGCGTGATTAAGTTATATTATTTATTAATAGAACAACTCAATATTTTGTATGTATACTTTAATGAATACATACAAAGTTCAACACAACATCTTCAATATGGCTACTATATTAATCTATATTCTCACTGCAATGGTTATGCTAGGCATATCTACATCCGCGCCAGAATACTTAAATATATTACGAAGAGTCATTGAAATTTATATAGGAGGATTCTTACTCTATCGATTTCACCCCTTTAGACAAAACAATAACTTTACAGAGTTTGATAGAAAAATTGCATTTTCTGCGGGAGGGTTTATCATTATGACAACTGTATTAGGAACAATTATAAATACGTATCTTGTCAAAACAAAGAATCATGCTAAATAACCTACATTGATTCGTTAAAATAGATCTTACGAAATCGTTCAACACACTTATCACTAATGCGAATTTTTTTAAAATACTCCTCTTCATGAGTGTCCTCTAATAAACTGATGATGAAAAATAACGAATAAATGCCACATTCTGTATCATTATATTGATGCTCAAATGGATGGTTCTCATCAAGAACCAACTTAATAGGTTTAGATAACTGAGACCCCTGAAGTATTACATCTTTTGCAAACTGCTTAATCTTTGATGGAATGCGCTCACCAACACTATCAAAATAAAACACAAGACCCTTTTCTAGATTAATAAAGAGAGAAACCCAATGCGAACCATTCTTATAATGTGGGTCCAAGTTAAATATCACTCCAATCTTCTTTTTACCATTATCAATCTCATTTGCTAAACTAAAGTGACATAACTCTTCCCAGACACATTCACCATATCTTTTATGCGTATCATAATCAATCGGAGATGGACCAATAAATGTAAAACATTTATACTTCTTCTCATATTGCTTCATTACGGCAGTAATATCGCGACTACTGAGCCACTGATTAGGATTCTTTTTCCAGGCAGTTGGGGCGTTCGGTGCAAACACAGTACGTAACTCACTTTTCATTTCATCATTAGAAAACTGTTGGGTTAACCAACATGATTCCTTATCACAAATATCGCTCAATCGACTTTTTAAACTGGTCCACGTTGTATGTATGTTTCCGTTTTCGATTTTATCATCTGGATGACGATTATTCCATAAAGTTTTTAATTTACATATAGACTTATCACGAATACATGTATATCCTCGCTTATTCCCTTCAGGACCGCATTGTAACTTCTTTAACTTTCGAGTACGTTTTGAGTTCTTCTTTCCATGCTTCTTTCCATGCTTTTTTGAACGAACGCGTGATTTCTGCTTTTTAGATTTTCTTCCTGATGCACCCATGGTACTATTTATAGAGATTATCTTTTTTAACAACTTATTAATTATCCTTATTCACATTTTCTTCTGCGACGACGACATTCGGAACAGAAGGCACCAACTGAGAAAGCATCGCATGTATCTCATCCATTCTTGTTTCTATCGCTGACATACGTGTTTGTAACACAATCATAGGAGAAACGGGCACTGTTACATCTACTGACGAGGATATTAATGGCTCTTCTGATACAAATGAAACGGACTTCTTCTCGGGGTGCGGTTGAACTACCTCACTTGCGGTTGTAGAACTATCATTCAAATTCAACCAATCACGTGCACGACGCGTCTCATTTGCGTTTCGAGGAACCGACGCATTCTCCTGCTCAGTACGTTTCTGCAGCGTATGTGAAAGCATATCATCCATATCTTGATTTTTTAGTGGCTCGACCACTGTATTGTCGGTAAACTTTGTATCTGAAACTACATTGGTAACACGATATTGATCAAAATCACTCTGCATCTTATCATATTGAATATCAAAATGATTTAATCGATCTGCTTTGATTTCCTCTATCGTAATCATGCCATTTCCAGCTGGCGCAGTATTCGTTAAATCTAACTTTTGTGTTGGGGGTGGCGTTTCTTTGAAACCTCGAATAAATTCAGCAATGAAACTCTTATTCAACTCAAGGAGAGAAATACTCCTATTTACGTGAATAGATTCCTCCACATACCGCTTTAAATTAACAATATAATGCTGACGCAACTTTGAACGCTTATCTTCGGTAGACGCAGCAGACTGAAACACTGCGTTCTGCACAATAATATTCCATAACATTTCTACATTCGAAGTTGCCACAAACTGAGATATTTCAGTATTGGAGTTGATCTGATGCATCACATCACCGCTTGGACTTGTAGACGTTGTAGAAGAGGAACTGGAGTACGATTTGAGTGATTGAATTGAAGTAGACATTTGTTTACATGTATATAATTTACAATATCTAAGTTATATACATTGATACTTACTTACATCCAATCATAAAAGAGGATAATACAGGGGCTGGGAATACTCGTTGCATATACGCATCCATCACCTCTTTTCTCTCTGCATTGGATATATCACTCTTCAAAATGCGGAAGAGCCATGCATTCACACTGGTAGGACTTAATGTCTCTGCGATAAGATTATTCACTACCATTACACAATGCTTGTCTTCTAGTAACACGTTGTACAAGGTCTCTCCAGTATATTCCATCTTATAAATAGTTTCATTAAACTCACACTTATCCAAGAACTCGCGAGCCTGAACCATATGATTATTAAACCTAATTTTATGATTTGCTGATATGATAGTGTCACAAGACGGAACGTTCCTAGCAAACGCGTGCTTCTCGATCATAACCACGTAGTTTTCAATACTGGTTGTTTCGGTTATCCCTTCAATCTTGTGTGCGTTAATTGTATGTTTCTCAGGATCAATCTTGTCGATATCTATCTCGCCCTGATCCGTGCATACGGGCGTACCCGCTGGGAAACAGATGCTGCTGGGTAGGGTAATTCTCACAGTTCGGGTCACTTCGGTCGATGCATTTCCCGCAGCATCACTTACATTGTAAGTAACTGTGTAATCACCTACGGTGTTTACATTAACAGGGTTGACTGTTGTAATATCACTTGTTATATCACCATCTGTATTATCAACAGCGGTTGCACCATCATCTGCATAGACTGTTCCTAATTCTAAAGAAATTATTGCATCACCAATTAATGTAATTACTGGCGCAATTGTATCAACTACATTCACAGTTCGGGTCACTTCGGTCGCTGCATTTCCCGCAGCATCACTTACATTATAAGTAACCATGTAATCACCTACGGTGTTTACATCAACAGGGTTGACTATAACAATCGAACTTGTCAAATCCACATTCAAATGATCCGATGCACTAGCACCTGCATCTGTATATGTATCCCCATTTTCATGTGTGACAGTAGCATTTCCAACTAAAGTAATCACTGGCGCAATTGTATCAACTACATTCACAGTTCGGGTCACTTCGGTCGCTGCATTTCCCGCAGCATCACTTACATTATAAGTAACCATGTAATCACCTACGGTGTTTACATCAACAGGGTTGACTATAACAATCGAACTTGTCAAATCCACATTCAAATGATCCGATGCACTAGCACCTGCATCTGTATATGTATCCCCCTTTTCATGTGTGACAGTAGCATTTCCAACTAAAGTAATCACTGGTGCAATTGTATCAACTACATTCACAGTTCGGGTCACTTCGGTCGCTGCATTTCCCGCAGCATCACTTACATTATAAGTAACTGTGTAAACACCTACGGTGTTTACATCAACAGAGTTGACTATAACAATCGAACTTGTTATATCACCATCTGTATTATCAACAGCGCTTGCACCATCATCTGTATATGTATCCCCCTTTTCATGTGTGACAGTAGCATTTCCAACTAAAGTAATCACTGGCGCAATTGTATCAACTACATTCACAGTTCGGGTCACTTCGGTCGCTACATTTCCCGCAGCATCACTTACATTATAAGTAACCATGTAATCACCTACGGTGTTTACATCAACAGGGTTGACTATAACAATCGAACTTGTCAAATCCACAT